TTGGTTAAGTTGTGATGGTTCTGAGTATATAAGTACTGCTTATCCTGATTTATCCAACGTTATTGGTATTGGTTATAATACCGGTGGGGAAACAACGACAGATTATTTTAGGGTACCTAATTTAAACAATAAGGTTGTATTTGGGCATCCGGATCCAGCCAACAGTACATTAATGGGCGTTACAACCGGTGTTTCAACTACTCTAGGGTCTACTTTATCAGCAACAGGAACACATTTTATTATTAAAGCAATAGGCGGTGTAACTAGCCCAACGTTCACTATTCAGAAAAACCTTTCTGCATTTTTAAATGCAGTGGATAAAACAGATACAGCCTTTAACCCTTTAAGCGGTAGTATTATTATAGAAAGACCTGCTCCGGGTCAGGTAATTTTTGATAATGGCTTAGATACTAACACCTTTACAATGCCTGATGGTATACACTTTGTTAAGTATTACGTAACCGGAGCTGGGTCGAAGGGCGGAAGTACTCCCGGAGGTGCAGGATCAACGGTGATAGGTCATTTATCTGCACCTCCAGGTACGACGTTTAAAGTTAAAGCCGCGGCGGCAGCTACTATAGATGATTCGCCACCTCCGATTGGTGGTAATGCAGACTTCTCTGCAATATATACAGAAGATGGTGGAACTACCTTAGTAAGAGCTGATGGCGGTGTATATGATGGACGCCGCAAGAAGACCTGGGGTAATTATCAAGTACCTAACGGGGCTTCTGGAGGTATCGCGTTAACTACTAATGCATATGTTTTAAATGGTTATGTGGTTAAAGGCGGCTCGGGTATGTTAGATACTGACGACGGTGGTGATGAAGAATCAGTAGGTGCTTCTTCTTGGTGGGGAAATGCACCCGCACCAGGAGGAGGACAAGGGGGACACTCAAGAGACGCTATGGGGCCACCTCCAGGGGGTGGGATAGTAATGTTTGAATGGTCATAGTTGCTTTTGGTTATTTTTTATATAACTAAAATATGGAAGAAATTATCGTTGAAGGTTTAGATTACGAAGATTTTATATCTCTCAAAGAAATTTTATCTAACAATACCTCTTTTAAGTACAACGAAGGTGAGTTATATGCTGATAACACTATTTTAATTGAAAAAATAGAAAAAATTATACAGGTGTTTAATGAATAAATACTTGTATGAATGCAAGTTGCTGCAGGGCTAGTGCACTGTGTGAAGAGTTTTCTGATTATGTATTATATGACGAGAGCTGCGATAGCGTTCTCGTCAATATTGACGAAGACCACTTTTCTATAATATATAGAGAGCTTCAAAAAATTGGTTATGTTTTAGTATTTCGAACATACCTCAATGCAACAAATTCCTTGACCTGTACTTTTATAAAAGAATGAGTAATTAAATATATAATAGATGGCCTTTCCTTCCGATATAAGATTACCAACCGGTTCAAAATATTACACATTAATTGCGACCAAAAAGAAATTTAACTCAAATTATGATATTACTTGGTCGTTTCAATACAAGTTACCTGCAGTTAGTGTTTTAGCAGCTGCAAATACGTATGAAGTTGGTTTTACTACATTTTTAACAAATCTTTCTTCACCGTTATGTTGTATGCCCGGGCAATATCTAGGTGATCAAGACCCTGAATATATTTTATCTGCGCATGCTTTATATACTGAAAGCTTAGATGTATTAAAAACACAAGCCGATTCATCAATTCTGTTGGAAGGTGGTATTCTAAGCGGGATGCTTGTAAAAGTAGCTTTTGATTCCACCGGTTTATATGCATTAACTGGGCGGGATGATAGACCAGGTGTTAATGATAGGCAGCTTCATAAGAATGCATTAATAGTAAGAGATTACGAGCATAATCTTAAAGGTAATGCTCCACTATCGGCCTTTTCCACCACCTTTACTAGTTTAACCACCGATACATATAGAACGTTAAGATTTAGATATGTTAATCTTGGTGAAAAGTTACATATAGATTATAGAGAAAATGATACAACAGCGTTTACGTTATTAACTACAATAGATCTAGGTTACAGAGCCGCTCGGTTAACCAACTTAGATAATATGTACTGTGGTTTTTCTTATAGTACACCTATTTCTACACCTAATATGGGGTTAAGTGCTAATGACTTTTTCTTAAGGAACTTTAACATCGAAGGATATGAATTACCTGATGTGACAACAGAAACTGTAGTAACGCCAAGCTTATCAGTTAATCCTAATACGCAATATACAACCGTTACTAATATAACAGCTTAAAAATGGCTACTACCACAAAAGCACCTGCAGCATCTAATACTACGCCAGTCCCACCACCGGGGGAAGAGGCTGCTAAGACCCCACCACCTAATGTAGTTCCGACAACAGCAGCTCCTACTACCACAAAAGCACCTGCAGTAAATTTTAGTAATGTTAACATAACAAGTGTTAATCAAACAGCTGTACCACCTGTAGTAAGCACAGGCGGTGTTGAAGGGTCTTATGAGAATACAACAGGTGAGGTAACAGTAGATAGTATTACTTTAACTCAACCATATAACGAAGAATTATCATATGTAGTCTTTGATGCAAATGGGCCTAAAGACCAGTATGGGGATCCAAAGGAATTTATTACCGGGACTACTGGAACTACTGTAGACAGTTCCGGTAAACCTACAGTGCTGATAAACGAAACAATAAAAGCTACTGTAGACCCTACAACTAATTTGGGTAGTATGGAGGTGGTTGTTCAACTTAGGGATAAAAACTTTTCTACTAAGACAACATCTGTGTTAGTAGAAAATCCAAGCCAACGAGCTTCAACTACACGGAGTCCTGCTAGAACCACACGCAGACCTGTTAGAACGACACAAAGAGCTTCTACTGCAGTAGAGGATACTACCCCTGCACCAACAACACCACGGGTAATTGTAACAACCACGCCAGTACCACGACGAGGTGAACGAATGACACAAGAAGCTGAAGATGAGATCTTGGATCTCTTTTTCGAAGCTCTTGATAACACAGTTACAGAAGACGGCACAGCAACTGAAGATACAGAAAACCTTGTTAACACGGTTATGGAAGTAGCTTCTCGAAGAACAACTACAACCACAAGGCCTCCGGTGGTAACACAAGAAACTGAAGAAATTGTCTTTAATGCTGAACAGCAAGCTTTTATTGATCTCGTTAATCGTGGACCAACAACTGGTGGTACAGAAACACAAGAAACTGAAGAAATTGTCTTTAATGCTGAACAGCAAGCTTTTATTGATCTCGTTACTGGACGAACAGCTGATGCTACAGAAGCACAAGAAACTCCTGGTGTTATAAGCGCAGAACCTGCTATTGCTCCTACCCGGGCTGGGGAGCGAATGTCGCCGGAAACAGAAAACGAAATAGCAAATTTATTTCGTCAAACTATCGCCGGGACGGTTGATGAACAAGTAGAGGAATTAGTAGAAACTGTTGTTAGTGCTGTTACTACAACGACAACATCAACTACAAGGCGTCCAGTAACAACACCACGGCCAGTTACTCCTCTAGGCGAGACTGAAATAGACGAAGTAGTAACTGCCCAGGGACCGGCACATATTCAAATAAACGATATAACTGTTAATAACTCAGTTACTGAAGATAATGTAGATTTAACTGTAGAAATTAGTAACGCTGATCATTGGAATTTTAGTATTAACGGTGGATCTACAGTGCGAGTTAACGCTTATGATTTAGATCACCAGCTTTGCGAAAATCAATCAGATCCACATCCAGTTGAATACATTAACGAGAGCCCTTCGCAGCTTTTAAAGGAACTTACCGAGTATTTCGATAACCAAGAGAATCCACAACCTGAATCACCGAATTCAGGTCTACCATTTGATATGTTAGACCCGGTTGCTTTTTGGGATTGGTTTTATTCCATTTATGAAGACATTAAGCGTCGGCTTGCTGAGCGCGATGAATTTATAGAGGGCATTGGTGTTGATGATCAGGAAAGAGTTGAAGGTTTAGATGAGCCAGATTTATGGCATGAAGCTCTCGATGAAATAGATGAAGCATTAGAGGATGCTTCAGCAGATGACCGACAGGTTGCTGAAGAACGGAGTAAAGCATTGCTGGAAAGTATGGTCCGGTTGAGCGAAAGTGCCATTGAGGCGGGAGAGAGGCTTCAAAGTGGCGGCCTTACAGAAGAAAGAGCTGCAGAAAGGGTAAAACAATTTGAAGATTTTGTTGAATCCGCGGAAGGTATTAATATTGGTAAGGGTTTATTTGGTCGAGATGTTGATCGGAGGACCCCTTGGCTTAACCGCCGGCGTTTAGCTCGAAACCCGGAAGTGCTTAAGGAGGCTAACGAATTAGTGAGGGATATATTAGAGGACACGACGCTTATTGATGAGCTAGACTTACAAGCAGGGGTGGATCAGTTGGCTGAGCAACTTGGTAATGAAGGCGTGTTTGAAAGGCTACAGGAGTTTGGAGGTGATGAAGACACAGTTACCAGATGGAAACAATTTGACGAGGAAGACTTTGATGCCTATGATAAATTTAAAGAACAGCACGATAAAAGAAAAGCTGACGCAAGAAGATTATTAGACAGGCTTAGAGATGGTACAATAACGCCGGAAGAATTATCAAAATTAAGAGGACATATTCCTGGTAAGTCTCCGGCTTTGGATGAGTATATACGTAGAAAAGGTTGGATTAATGATTCTGATCTAAAAGATCTGATCGATGGGCCCTCTTATAACAAACCTGTTACATCTGCTTCTATATGTAGTCATGACGCGCCTTGTGATAGTCCTTCGCGAACAGTCACCTTAACTGTAGTGCCTGGCGAGCATAATGTTTTAGTAACCGCGGTTAATTCTAATAATCAACCGGTTGCAACAGTATCTAGTAAGTTTGCTGTTAATGGACCAAGCAATGAGGTTTCGTCGCAAGACCAATTAATTGCAGCATTAAGAAACTTCTCTGACGTTAAAATTGTTGGTAATTTTGATATTACAAAAACTATTCAAGTTCCAGAAGGTGCTAAAATTACCGGTGTTGGTAACCCTGTAATATATACTTCAGCAACTGCTTTCTCTATTAAAGAGAGTAATGTCGAGTTAAACGGATTTACAATATCTAAATCACGTACATCAACTGTCCCTACCGGTCCTGGTGTATTAATTGATAGGCCTAATAGAAATTCTAGAGTAGCTCCTTCAAATATTACCATTAAAAATATTACGTTTAATGGCTTAGGGACTGCTAGTGTTGATCAAACTAGTCCAATAACAATATTAGGGTTTAATAAATTAGACACTACGCCATTATCTGACGAAAAATTAAGTATTTTAGGTGCTACAAACCAACCAATAAACAATATTAATATTGAAGATAATGTCTTTAATATATCTATTAATACTGCTATCGAAGCATGGGAAGTACGTAATTTAAATATTTCTAATAATACCATACGTAATTCACGTAGTAATGGTATTGAAGTAACTAATATTACTAATAGTAATATATTATCCAATCGAATAAACCAAATTGCTGGTTCAGGTATACTACTACAGGGGAGTAGATCAAATAATATAAAGGTAGAGGGTAATATTGTATCTACATTTGGAAGTTTTTTCCCCGGCATGCCGGATGGATTTAAAACCGGTATAGGCACTTTAAATGGTGTTAATGGTGTTGAAATAGTAAGCAATAATATTGATACTGGTCGTAATTTTTGGAACGCTGGTATATCAGTTAAACAAGGTTCATCAAATATATTGGTAGATAATAATTTAGTTGATAATATTAGAGATGGTATATACATTGGTGAAGAGAGTGATAGTGTTAATGTAAAAGATAACGTTATAACAAATGTTAAGCGATATGGTATACAAACCTACCGTTCATGGGCTATTAATATTTTAAGCAACAACATTACACAGTCTAGCCAAGCTCTAGCAGCATTTGAAAAACTCTCTAAAACTGAACGACGGACTATTGGTATAGGATGTGGTATATTAATTGGAACTTGTAACGGTGTTACAATTTTTTCAAATATAATTAATGGTACATATAAAGAAGAAAATGGCGACTCTGCAATTCTCGTATCTGGTGCTTACCCTATAACTGATATTGATCAAGGTAGCGTAGAATATGCTGTATACGACTCCGGGTCGTTAACAGATATATATGGCTCACCAGGTCAACAGGTTACTGATTCCTTAGTTGAAATTGTTATTGGGAGTAATGTGCATGAGGGTGAAGGTAAATTACTTTCAAGTAATGGAGCTCGAATACTTTTACCAGGAGTTGATCCTTCTAAAACGGATGCCGCGGGTGGTGGAGATAGTAACAAAGGCGACGACGTAACAGTTCCAAACGCAGCAACTACCAAACTACCACCTATTGTTACAACTACTACACCGCCCGTTGTCCGGACAACAAAACCACCGGGTGGTATAATCACTGGACCAACCACTACCACTACTACAACACAAAGACCAAACGGTACTATTATAGTAGTTCCACCCACAGGTACTAATACTGACGGGGCAATAGATACGTTTATAGATCAAAATACCGATTTAACAGATAATAACGACTTAGTAATTATTAACACAGATCCCGATGACGAAACTTCTGGATTTACCCAAACAGAAACAGGAACTACACCTTTTGTAGGAGGTGGTACAGTTATTATTGATACTGATCCACCAACATTTGTAACAACTACTACAACAACTACTACAACGCCAATACCAGTTACCACTGACGGTAGAACACGAGAGCAAATTGCTAGAGATAACTATATAAACGCAAGATTAGAGGTTAAAAGGTTAACAGATGACATAATGTCCCGCTTCGACTCAGGGTTAATAGATTTTGGGCAACTAGTAACGGAAGCCGGAATTATAAACGATCGTTACAATATTACAGGTTTACAACAAGTATACGAAGATGTTAGATATACTGATGGTTTATGGAAAGAGAATCTGTTAACCTGGATAAACACTCGTAATATTTCTCCTTGTGCAAAGAAAATAAGTCAAGAGTTAATTAAGCTAAT